AAGGCAAAATGAGTGACATCGATGCAGACATGAAAACTATGTCAGATGATGACTTCATGAAAAAATATAAAAAATCGAAAGAACAAATGGAAAAAGATCTTAATGAAAGTGGCATCATGTACAGAGCAGGCGTCAAGAAATACGGTAAGAAAGGCATGACAGCCATTCAGAGTGCGGCCGGCAAAGGTGCTTCGCATCAAGAAATTGGGAAAATAAAAGACAAATACTTAAAAGATGAAGAACTTGACGAAGGACTAAAAGACTGGGCAAAAGGTTTAGCCGCGGCAGGAGTTATAGTGGGAGCAGTGGCAGGCATGGGATCAATCAACAATGCCATAGATAACAGTGTGCCGGCAGTGAAAGCATTGAACAATGCATATGAACTAGCAATGGATCAAGGACACACTGAACTTGCAAATAACATTAAACAGGACCTGTCAGCAGTAAAAGTGCGTTTACAAAGTGGAAGAGATTTGGATTTTGTTAAATCCATGCAAGACAAATACAGTAAATTTGTAGATGCTGGTGGATTACCAGAAAACATTGGCATAGAATCAAAAGCATACGAATCAAAACTTGCTTTTATGCTTAATCAACAACTTAAATAACATTGGAACAATTATAAATAGTCATATGGCACGTAAAGATTCATCCAATAACAGTTTTGCAGACCTAGTCGCTCGTTTGAAAGCAATGAGTGACATCACCCCTGAGCAAGAAAGAAACCAGTTAATGGAAGCCGCAAGGCAAGAGCCAAAAATTTTAGATGACAAAGAATTAAGTTTATCTGATATTGCCAAACTGGCAGGCATCAAAGAATATGTTGAAGCACCAAAAGTGTCAAAAGCCGCTGAAAAACTTGTGGAATCAATCACCACAGACAAGACAGAATCAGATATTACGAAAGCGATCAAAGAATCCGATGCTGATGATTCAATTTCAACTGCTATAAAAAAGTCAGTCACAGAAGAATCAAATAGATTAGACAAAATTGCTGAACTAGAAGCACAATTGGCAGAATTAAAATCCGAACAAAAAGAAGAACAAACATATGACTCAAAATCATTCAGAGAAGTTATCACAAAAGATATCGCGGAATATATCAAAAATGCAGAAGACTCTGCTCTCGTGGAACTTTACAACACGATCTCAGACAATGAAGCAGTTTACAATGAAGAATCATCAAACATTCTTATCAAGACTCCAGAAACTACAGAAATAATAGCAGACGCTGAAAAATCAGAAGCACCAGAAGAAGAGGTAGTTCAAGAAAAAGAAAAAGAAGAAGACAAAGAAGAAGACAAAGACGACACAGCAGGCGAAGTGCCTATGTTGGACCCAGAATTCGATGACGAAGAAGATATGGGTGAAGACGTAGAAATAGAACAGCCAGTCACAGACAAGTTTACAAACGACTTAGATCCCCAAAAATAGATAATTACGTGTATGCAACTACACGTGACCACAAATAAGTTTGATCCAAATCCATACTACGCCCAATCTATAAAAAGTATCTTTGCATGTCCAGACAAACAAAGTGTGTCTCTGTTTGATCAAAACGGCTATGATCTCACAAAGTTAGAACAATTGTATGCAGTGGCCAACGGACATAATCCTATAGTGCATCGCAACAAAGATCACATAACTTTACGACAGGATTGGTTTGTAGACAAGGATGAACACAATGAACCTCACATCAACCATGCTGTTATGTTTGAAAGAAAAGGTTACACAGGCGACGCTCTTGCACAGTTGAAATCGTGGGCAAACGGAAATACCCACTTGCACAAATTGATTGCACTGAAACCCAAATGGGGATTGGATTTTTCAATTGATTATTGTGACGCCAAAGGCAATGTGTTCGAGGTACTGCATTGGGAATATGATGGATTTGACTATGAGGAAATTGCTGATAAAAAAGCAACAATGGATGAATTTTTAGTGCAACAAGATTGGCAACATGCCGCACAAAAGATATTACAGCATAAATCACAATGGCATCACTTGGGTTTTTTTGAACAAAGCGAATGGAAGACTAAATTTTTTGGCATAGATAAAGAACGTTTCAAAGTGGTTTTATGGAAATAAATACACAAAAATGAGCAGTATACCCTACAACTATCACAAGTATTTGGATGATGTGACAAAGATGCGCCAAAGAGGTGCAATCAGTTCAGGAGAACAGATAGCGTCTCCAATCAGTGCAGGTAGTAGAGGACTGGCCAAATTGGATCAATTCACCAGAGATGCTAATCAATTGATGAAGGCCAACATCAGTGAAAGTGCCACAAGAGAATATAAAAATTTAGATAAAAAATCAATAGAGAAATTGCGAGAAAAATATCTACCTGACTGGGAATACAAAGACAACAGTTTACAAAAAAGATACAAGTTTGAAGACTACTACGAGACCATAAAATTTTTAATCAACACAGTGAAACCACAGGAAGAACTGGACCATCATGCGGACATAGCCATATTTTTTGACGAGGTACTGGTGAAAATATACACACACAGAACCAATGATGTGTCAGATTTTGACTTCAAACTGGCCGTACAGATGGATATGATAGCCAAAGAGAAGCATGGTGCCATAGAACCTTCTTATGGACTAGACGACTTACTAAAATAAATACACTATATGAGCACTAATTTCGAAGACATCAGAACAATTTTAAACAGGATCGACGGTGTTAACGTGCCGGTGCAGGAAGGTCATTATCCGCACATAAAAAGTTTTGACAAACTGTATGGCATCAATGATATCCAACAATACAAAGCCATGGCCGACGATGCACAGTCAATGGATATGGGAGAATTCATGGACACTTACAGCAGTGTGATTGACATGGCTGGAGATTTCTGGGAAGATCATCAAAAAACCTCAGAAAGCAACGAAGGCGCAATCAATGAAGATCCCAACACACTGGCAAAAGAATTGGCAAGTGAGATCATGAGATATGTGCGTAAGGGATTCGATCACATACCTGCTGACGCCTTAAAAGCAAAAGCAAAGGAATACCTAAGTTCAATTAAAGAATTCGCGGTCAAGGAAGACCTAGACTACAGAAGCGAGGACATCTTAAACAAGGCAGGATTCGATCCAATGGCCGTTAAAGAATACATGGCTGTTTTTAATGATACTGGTGACACAACAGATATTGAGCAAATGAACCAGTCAGACAAAATAGGATTGGCAGATGCAATGAGTATGGTGTTGGCATCTCATGGTATCAAAAATGAATCTTACGAACCATTTCCGGAAGAGGATGAAATGACTTTCGAGGATGATGACGCATTCTATGAAGCATTTGGAGAACTGGGTTTTCCAGAAGACGAAACAGAATTATTCGACGCCGAGTACAGAGGACGTAAAGTTCCACTTAACAAACCAATGAGAGGTGATGTTAAGAAATTTAAAGTGTATGTCAAAGATCCAAAAACAGGCAACGTTAAAAAAGTCAACTTTGGACACGGCGGCAGTTCAGCAAGAAAAGCCGGACAGAAAACAATGAAGATTAGGAAGTCAAACCCCAAAGCAAGAAAAAGTTTTAGAGCACGTCATAATTGTGCCAACCCTGGACCAAAGACCAAAGCAAGATATTGGTCTTGTAGAAAGTGGTAAAATGAAAATTAACGAAGTAGTAGGAATCACAGAAGAACAATTTGAAAAACTAGCAGAGAAAAAAGATGCCTGCTATCACAAAGTCAAAGCAAGATATAAAGTTTGGCCTTCGGCCTATGCCTCTGGTGCTCTAGTGCAGTGTCGTAAAAAAGGTGCGGCCAACTGGGGTAACAAGAGCAAAAAATGAAACTATACGAGTTAATTGAAAAATTAGATCCCGAAGAACAGTATTGGCAAAATCCAAATCCCGATACTATGTGGGTAACGGATAAATTGATCCTGGCCAGCAAAATGGGTTACAAATGTGGGCCTGCAGGAATAGATGTACCTGAGTCTGGACACTATTGTGTGCGTCCTGTTGTGAACGCATACGGTTTAGGTATAGGTGCCAAGAAAATGTACATCGAACAAACAACCACACACATACCACCAGGTTTCTTTTGGTGTGAATGGTTCGAAGGCAGACATCTTAGTGTCGACTACAAACAAGGCGAACAAAGTTTGTGTGTTGAAGGTTTCAAAGCAGAAGACACATTCACTAAATGGGACAAATGGATCAAGACAGAGGATCAAATGCCAATGCCAGATGTGATTAAATCTGCTGTGGCTGAACATGATACAGTCAACTGCGAATTCATCGGAGACAAGTTGATCGAAGTGCATCTTAGACACAATCCAGATTTTGAAGGAGATATCAACGAGTTTATTCCTGTTTGGGAAGGACAAGACACTACTGCTCCAGAAGGCTATAAATACAGAGAATACCCAGATGTACATGGAAGAATTGGAGCATTTATAAAGTGAAGATTTTAGAAATTACAACATTACAAGAAAAAGCATCATACGACAATTGGGATCACCAAGAAAGTGCATCATATTCAAAATATTTAGAAAAACATTTTGGTGCACCAGATGAATTCACAGACGAACAAACTGTTTGGCACGGTATTGATGGATTCAAAAGAGTGGTATGCAGAGACGAATATATTCTACATGGATCGCCAGCACCACACTATGATTTTGTGTACTCATATATCGATCTAGAGGTGCCTGAAGATCTATCAGACGAATTAGCCAAGTGTTCTGGAAGTATTCTAATCGATCATCTAAAAAATGAAGTTGGTGCTAGATGTGGATCTTTGACAGCCAACGCAGTCACACTGAATTTTTGTTTAGATGTAGTTGCTGGCAGAACAGAGCCAACCAAAGACGAATACGAAAAAAGAATATTAGAGATGCGAGCGATGTTTGATCGAGGTGAGAAATACGAATTGGAATGGTGGCCAGATGAGGCAGGTGATGCAGACCCTAACAATCCTTTCTACAAGGAAAATTATGAAATCACCGCAGAAGGCACTAGATGTTGGAAAGGCTATATGCGTAAAGGATTCAAAACTATGTTTGGTAAGAGAGTTCCCAACTGTGTTAAACGTGAAGGCAAATACTATATAAACGATATGTTTGGCGACACTGTGTTTGAATCTGAACACAAACAGGACGCTGTTGACTATCTAAAACAAAACTATGTGGATTTAAAAACGTGTGCAGTACATGGAATCACAGAATCACATCACTCAGGATTACGTGCTTGGTTCGGCAAAGGCAAAAAGGGCGGAGCAGGTGGTGGTGGCTGGGACCGTTACAACACAAAAGGTGAACGTATTGGCAAGTGTGGTGACAGGAAAAAAGGCGAAGGAAAGCCTAAATGTTTATCAAAAGCCAGGGCCGCATCACTGAGAGCATCTGGTGGGAAAAAAGCCATTGCGGCCGCAGTGAGAAGAAAAAGAAAAAAAGATAAGAATCCTAACAGACGTGGTAAAGCCATAAACGTAGCGTCCAAAAAGAAATAATTTCTTAAATAGTAATATTAAATATTTTCCATGAACTGGAAGTATTGGTATCAAATATCGCAAAAAATAGAAAATTTTACAAAATATACGACCAAAATTCAACAAGATACAGATTATCTCCAACTGCAATTACATGATTACTTTTTGTTAAACAGCATATTCAGTCATACAAAACCTAAGAATTTGGGATACATAGGCGGATTTAGCAATTTAGATTTTTTTATTCCCCAGTACGAGATAGATTGTATAGAAAAATGTATAAACTTTGATGGGACAATCGCAGGAAAGTGGTGTTCACAAAAACAAACAGAATTCGCACAACAATACAAATATTCTGGAGAATACACTTTTGTAAACGAAGATTACAGTAACATTGGTTTGGAAAATGTAGATTTTTTATATCTACACATCAACGTACTGCCTACACTGGATTTTTCTAAGTTACCTAAACTTAAAACATTGGTGTTAAGTTATTATGGCGATTGTATGTGGTACAATCTATTTAAAAACAATTACAACAATTTACCAAAAAAAATCATTACAAGCCATCTAGTGGTCTACACAAACGAAGATTGCTTACCAATTTTCAAAGATTGCGAACTTCTCAGAAAAACTTTCAAAGCAAGATTAGCCTATAAAAATACAGATGCATTCCAAGAAGACACACTTGACAATATAGAATACAATAATACCACAGAAATGGCTATTAGACCAAAACCTTTAGTGTTGACTTGGGACGAAAAACTAGACGATGTCAAAAACTAATTGACTACAAATCCAAACAGTTATATAATGTTTTAAAATAAGGAGAAAATATGGCAGTAAGAAACTTCAACGAAGCAGAAAAACAAAAATTAATTCAAATCATTTCGCAAGGATCACAAGTATTAGGCGAGGTTGATGATCTCAGAGCAGGTTTAAGAGACACTGTAAAGGCAATTGCAGAAGAACTTGAACTGAAACCAGCGTTGATCAACAAAGCAATATCAGTGGCACACAAAGGCAATTATCAAAATATTGCTGACGAAATGGACACACTAGAAAGTATATTGAACTCAGCCGGCAAACTTTAATGTACAAATTACTCAAAGAATTTTGGGTAACAAGTTATAAATCAGACAAGTTGGCCTTTTACCTTGAAGTATTCTCGGTAACAGTCACAATTGCAGGTTCTTATCTACTAACTTTTACATCACCAGGCCCAGACATGCGTTTAATATTTCCACTGTACTTGATGGGATCAAGCACATTGGCAGTGGCGGCATGGCGTAGAAGAATAATTTGGACTTGCACTTTGGGGTCCTGGTTTACTATAATGAACTTGATAGGCAATTATAGAGTTTTTATTTTATGAGTTACATAGACGCTTTATATAAAAAAGACGAAGACAAAATTTATGTGGTAGAACGTGACCCTAAAAAAGGTCGTGTGTTCGTGGAATATGACGCAAGGTATGTGTTCTACTATCCAGACGCAAGAGGCAAACACAGATCAATCACTGGAGAACCATTGCAAAAGGTACAGTGTGCCACACAGAAAGAATTCATAAAAGAGCAACGCATAAGATCAAACAAGCAACTTTATGAACAAGATATCAATCCAGTATTCAGATGTTTGGAAGAGAATTACTTAGGTAAGGAGACTCCAAAACTGAATGTGCTGTTTTTTGATATTGAAGTGGACTTCGATCCCGATAGGGGTTATTCCACAACAGATGATCCGTTCATGCCAATTACTGCCATTAGTTGTTATATGGGATGGACGGATCAATTAGTTACATTTGCGGTGCCACCAAAGACATTGAGTATGAAAGAAGCACAAATATTGACACAGAGATTTGACAACACAGTTTTGTTTGAAAAAGAAAAAGATATGCTGGATGCTTTTTTACAACTCGTAGACGAGGCTGATATTTTATCTGGTTGGAACAGTGAAGGGTATGATATTCCATACACAGTCGGAAGAATACAAAAAGTGTTAAGTTCAGATGACACAAGACGTTTGTGTTTCTGGGGAGAAAAACCAAAGAAAAGAATATTTGAAAAATATGGCAAAGAAAACCTAAGTTATGATTTAATTGGACGTGTGCATTTAGACTTATTAGAACTTTATAGGAAATACACATACGAAGAACGACACAGTTTCAGATTAGACGCAATAGGAGAACATGAATTAGGTGAAAAGAAAACAGTGTACGAAGGATCACTAGATAATTTGTACAACAACGATTTTGGTTTGTTCATAGAATACAACAGACAAGACACAAATTTATTGGCAAAACTGGAAAAGAAATTAAAATTCATTGAACTGGCCAATGAAATTGCACACCAGAACACTGTGTTACTACAGACAACCATGGGTGCAGTGGCAGTTACAGAACAGGCCATAGTCAATGAAGCACACAGACGAGGCATGATTGTGCCAGGAAGAAAATACAGAGACAAAGATGCTGAGCCTGTGACGGCGGCTGGAGCATATGTGGCCACTCCCAAGAAAGGCCTGCATGATTGGATAGGATCCATTGACATCAATTCACTGTATCCATCTGTGATTCGTGCTTTGAACATGGGTCCTGAAACAATTGTTGGACAAATACGTCCAGTAATCACATCAGCAGAAATTAACAGAGCCAAACACGCAAAAAAATCATTTGCGGCGGCTTGGGACAATCAATTTGGCAGTTGGGAATATCAAGCAGTGATGAATAAAGAAAGAGGCACAGAACTGATCGTGGACTGGTCAGACGGAACTAGTGTGCGTATGAGTGCGGCACAGTTGTATGATGTGGTGTTTGATGGAAACAACAAATGGATGTTGAGTGCCAATGGCACAATATTCACGTATGAATTTGAAGCAATTATTCCTGGACTACTGAAACGTTGGTATGCGGAAAGAAAAGAAATGCAAAAGAAAATGCACGACGCGGGAGACAACGAGATAGAGCGAGAATATTGGGACAAAAGGCAACTTGTGAAAAAAATTAATCTTAACAGTTTGTATGGCGCAATATTGAATCCCGGATGCAGATTCTTTGACATGCGTATTGGACAATCCGTCACACTGACAGGTAGATGTATAACAAAACACATGGCCAGCAAGGTAAACGAGATTGTGGCAGGCAAGTATGATCATGTTGGTGAAAGCATTATATACGGTGACACAGATTCTGTGTATTTTTCCGCACACAAGACTTTGGCCAAAGAGATCGATAATGGCCAGATACCATGGTCAAAAGAAAGTGTGGTGGGACTGTATGATCGGATAGCAGATGAAATCAATACATCTTTTGCTGGCTTTATGAGCAAAGCATTTCATTGTCCAACCACAAGAGGTGCGGTGATCAAAGCAGGACGAGAACTGGTTGCACTCAAAGGATTGTTCATAACCAAGAAAAGATATGCTGTGTTATACTATGACAAAGAAGGTGAACGTGTTGACACCGCGGGCAAAGAAGGCAAAGTGAAAGCAATGGGTCTCGATCTAAAACGTTCAGATACTCCTGTGTTCGTACAGGACTTTTTAAGTGATATATTGTATCAGGTATTGACAGGTTCTTCTGAAACAGAAGTTCTACAATCTATCACAGACTTTAGATCAGATTTCAAAGCAAGACCAGGTTGGGAAAAAGGGTCTCCAAAACGTGCAAACAACATCACTGAATACTGGGAGAAAGAAAAGAAGCAGGGCAAAGCCAATATGCCTGGACACGTTAGAGCCAGTATCAATTGGAACAACTGCAAAACCATGTATGACGACAAATACTCTTTGCCAATCACAGACGGAGCAAAAGTAATTGTGTGCAAACTTAAAAACAATCCTTTAAACTACACATCAATTGCATATCCCGTAGACGAACTGCGTATTCCAGAGTGGTTCAAGGAAATGCCTTTTGATGCTGATGCTATGGAGCAGACTATCCTAGATCAGAAATTAGATAATTTGATCGGTGTGCTAGGATGGGACGTGCAATCTACTGAAACCAGTAATACATTCAATAAATTGTTTGAATTTTAAATATGGATACATACTTTTTTGATTATGAACCAGGAGACAGAGTACGTAATCCTCAGGCGCCAGAATGGGGAATAGGACAAGTACAATCAATTATCAAAAATAGGGTCACTGTGAATTTTGAAGATGCCGGCAAGAAAACTGTTGACGGAAAAGTAATAGATTTGGAGAGAATATATGAATAAACTAAAAAATATCTATATAGATGCTCTATCGAACCACATTTGGAACTATGACTCACAATATGACAACAAATTTGAACAAGGACACAAACAAAGACAACACTTAATAAGATTAATCAATGAGATATACGAGTTAGGACATAATCCTGAAAAATTGTTCTATGAACACTGTCCCGAGCATTTGTACGCATACTCGGCAGATTACGATATACGCACATCATGGGAAGAATACAGACTGCACTTAGATATTTTACAAGAAGAAAGACGAGCAGAATATAATAAAAATGTTAAGCATTGAAGAAATTAAATTGTTGATCGAGAAACTTGAAAAAATCAAAGGTTCTGACTTCAATGAATTAATAAAAGATAACTTAAAAATTTTAAAAGATATCGCCACCACCGTTGATGCATACAATAACGAGCAGATAGATCGATTAGACAAAACACTAGAATGGTTCAACCACGATCGAAAACACAAAATTAGCCAACCTTTTGTGGATAACATGTTGGAACGTCAAGTGAGATCAAAAATTTTCCAATTTGGCAAAACAAATCAATACAATAGTTTGGAAATAGGCCCTGGAAATGGAATGTTCTCAAAAGATTTCAGAGCCTGGGGCAAAAATTATTTTGTAGACATCACAAACAGTGTTGAATTGCCAATCAGGCGTATGTTTCCAAGACAGCATCAAAAATATCTTACTTTCTATAAAACACGACAACACGAGTGTGCAAACATACCCCAAAACAGTTGTAATTTTGTTTTCAGTTGGGACACATTTGTTTTTTTCACACAGAATCACATACAGCATTATCTACACGACATAAAAAGAGTCATGATACCAGGAGCGTATGGATTCATACACTATGCCGATTGCCATTATGATCAAGATCTACAATTGGCCAAACGTGGTTATTGGAACTACAATACCAGAACCACTATGGAAAAGATCATCAAAGATGAAGGATATGAAATAGTAGAAATGAACAGTTTCAGACCCACTGCCAATTACGCCATTTTCCGTAAGCCTGGTAAACAAAATCCTGTTGTGTATAAAGTTTTTGATTTTGTACTTGATTAAAATCTAAATACATTGTATAATAAAAACATTATGATAGATATCTTGAGAGACATAGTCAAGCACACGCATGGCTTGGGATTTTTGGATCTTGTGAAGATCACTGGTACCAGTGACGAAACCACTATTGATTCAATGGCTGAAGACAGATCAGTTATCTTGCAAGGATCTTTTCACAAAGCACAAACTGAAATGGATGGTACGTTTGGTATGCCACAACTTGGCAAACTGGACATACACTTGAAGTGTCCAA